TAGATGGAGAGTCTCTCCTTCAATCTCGCGTATGAACGGTTAAACCATCCGTTGAATTCTTTTACGTCTTTTGTTGCCAAATCCTTTTTCCATTTATCTGTTAGACATCCGGCCCGTGGTGCGGGCACTCTTGTTTCTTTGAATGCCTTACAGCCGTTCTCCCTCCGGAAAGGCGTCAAGGCTCGGCAGGAAAAAATACCGGAGCGCAAAGCGCAAGGATGATTTTTTCCCCGCCGACCCGCAGGGCCCGGCCTTGCGCTCCGGAGGGGAACGGCTACCTTTGCTTCAAAGAAATAAGTGTGTCCTTTTCTGCTTTTTACCGCCTGCAATTATCCTCTTGCGGTGAAAAGGAATGTCTGACGGTGACACGTGTCGTCCGGTTTGCGGTTTGTTCCTGTTTTTTTGTTTCCTTCGCACAGGAAACGGTAGGAACAGCCTGATTCCGCCGTTTCGTTTTGCATGAAAAATCAATGTCAAACGACTTAAAATTTAAGAATTATGGAAGTAGTGGTCATAGACAAGGCGACTTTCGAGAGGATGCTCTCGGGATTCGAGATTTTCGCGGAAAAGGTGGAACTGCTCTGCCGGGAACAGGAAGACTTGGGAGAAAAGGAATGGCTTGACAGCGATGACGTGTGCAGGCTGCTCTGCATCAGTCCGAGAACCTTACAGACGATGCGGGAGAACGGAACGCTGGCTTACACCAAAATAAGCCACAAGGTATATTACAGGCCGGAGGACGTGAAGGCCGTCTTCCCCGTGGCTGAAATGAAGCGATGTATAACAGCCGGCAAGGGAAGAGAATGCAATGTAACCAACCAATAAATATCGTGCTTATGAATGACAATGGCAATATCCGGCTGCTGACACCGGAAAACGACATGCGCGTGAGAGCCTTTCTCTCGTCGCTGGAAGAACTATCGGAAAAGGTGGAGAAAATACGTGAAAACAACAAACCGTCACTGGACGGGGAACGCTATTACACCGACAAGGAACTGGCTGTCAGACTGAAGGTCAGCCGCAGGAGCCTTCAGGATTACCGAAACAACGGCATACTGCCCTATATCCAGATAGGCGGCAGGATCTTGTACAGGGCTTCCGACATTGAACGTACGTTGATGGACGGGTACAAGGAGGCGTACCGCTTGAAACGGGATATATGATTGACTGACCGGTAAAGTTGCTCTTATTCGTAATTTCTATACTCAAAGAGTCGTTTTACGGATTAAAGGCAACTTTCATCATGGTAACTTCAATAAAAAGTAGGGAGAAAAGCGTAAAAAGTAGGGAGAAAACGATAGTTTGGTAGGGAGAAAAATGTATCTTTGCGTTCAAAAGTGAAAATGTATGCAGACCGAACTCGAAAAACTTGTATCTCTGTACAGAGAATTGGGAATAGACAGGCAGATAGATTATGACAAATTCTATCTCTATTCCCTCATTACCCACTCTACAGCCATTGAAGGCTCCACCATCACCGAACTTGAGAATCAAATCATGTTCGATCAGGGAATCAGTCTGAAAGGAAAGAGCATCGTGGAACAGCACATGAACCTCGACCTGAAAGACGCATACGAGCATGCCATAAGGCTGGCAGATGCCCATACCGACATAACCGTTGATCTGCTGAAAAGCCTCTCTGCCCTTGTCTTGAAAAACACGGGGCAGGAGTACAAGACCGTATTGGGGGATTTTTCATCGGCACGGGGTGATTTGCGCCTGTTGAATGTCACGGCCGGAGCCGGTGGAAAATCGTACATGAACTACAGCAAGGTCCCGGCAAAACTGTCGGAATTTTGTACCCGGCTGAACAGGGAACGTGAAAATCATGCCGCCAAGAGCATGACACAGTTATATGAAATCAGTTTTGATGCCCACTATGACTTGGTGACAATACACCCTTGGGCAGATGGGAACGGCAGAATGGCCCGCCTGCTGATGAACATGCTGCAATTCGAGTTCGGACTGATACCGACAAAAATCCTCAAGGAGGACAAGGAAGAATATATCAAGGCACTGGTGGAAACCCGCGAGAACGAGGATTTGAATGTTTTCAGGGAATTTATGACAGCTACCATGATTAAAAATCTCACCCGTGACATAGAGGTTTACCGCAAATCCATTGACGATACTCCCATAAGTGGGGAGAAACCACAAAAAAGTAGGGAGAAGAAAGTGAAAAGTAGGGAGAAAATCATGGCTCTGCTTTCACAGGACAACACGTTGAGCGCAGCAACTCTCGCAGAACGGATAGGCATAACAGCCAAAGCGGTGGAAAAACAGATTGCCGCATTGAAAGCGGACGGGGTGCTCCGACGAATCGGGCCGGACAAGGGCGGATATTGGCAGGTGGTCGAAAAAAAGGATTGATTTTTTGGAGGGAGCGCAGTTTGCCGCCTGCCTTTTTTATTCGCTTTTCAAAAAAATGCCCTCCTATAGAAAATCAGAACAGCATACGGACCGGTAGTTTCCTACTGTCTGTATGCTGTTTCTTTTTTTGTTGTATCGACTTTTCCGTCGGTCGCTTGTTTCCGCTGCCGTCAGCCTTCCTTGTACAGACGTGAAAGGGGAAAGGTTTTCGGGCTGAATACGCTTTGCCTGCAAAGGAAGATTCTGCCCGAAACGGCACGGCCGCCCGACCTTTTCACTTTCAATGAAGTCTGTACTAACTTCATGGACGGCGAGAAAGCAGGCGGCTGCGAAATGGTTATTGGCTGTCAGAGCCGGAATGTGTGCGGCTCTGGCTTCTCTTTTCCATCAGTCTGTCCATTTCCCTTGAAATTTTTTCCTCCGTTATCCTGGCATATCCCTGTGTGGTGGAAATATTGGAGTGTCCCATCATCTTGGCTATGCTCTCGATGGATACGCTCTCTGAAATGAGCAGGACCCCGAACCCGTGCCGGGCCTGATGGTACGAAAGGTCATCGTGCCTGCCCAGGATCACGCCGATTTCCCGTATCTCGTGCCAGATGGAATCCCGGCTTGGCAACGGGAACACGGGGCTGTGCATGTCGGTGGTATTGTACAGGGACAGTATCTGCTCGGCTATCGGGTGCAGGGGGATGAACGCTTCCACCCCGGTCTTCTTCCGGCTGATGCGGATGAACCGCCGCCCCTCCGCCGTCGTCCCGATATGACACGGATGGAGCTGCTTGATGTCGGCATAGGCAAGCCCGGTGAAATAGGAGAAGATGAATGCACGCCTGCCCAGTTCCGCACGTCCTTCATTCAGGGGCATGGCCAGTATCCTTTTCATCTCTTCACGGGTGACATACTTGTGCTTGGGCGCGGTTTTCTTCTCATATTCGACATTCTCCACCGGATTGGTGCGCAGGATCTCGTTGTCCACGGCAAGATACAAGAGGCGGTTCAGCCAGCAGAGGCAGCGGTTGGTCTGCGAGGTGCTGAAATTCTTGTTCCTGATAAGGAATGCCTTGTAGTTCCTGCCGAAGTCTTCCGTTATTTCTTCAAAGGCGATGTCCTTCTTCCCCAGTGAAGCAAGGTAGTCCGTCAGGTACTTCTGGAAATACTGTGATTGCCGGTAGGTGGAGGTGGAATTGATCTCCCTGCTCCGTATCCTGAGACGTTCACGCTCTATCTCGCCCATCCGGAGCAGGTGTGTCGGAACGACGAACTGCCTTGTCACCCGGTTCTTGATAATCTCCGCACTGACGACACCCTGTGTCCTCAGAATTTCCTCGTAAGTCTGTTCGATATACTTCCGGTACTCCTGCAGTCTGGCGTTTTCCCTTACCGTGCGTATGGTCCCGGTTCGGGCGTTCCAGTCTTCCGGCTTGCAGCATATCCCGGTGGTGATGGCGGTGTTCCTGCCGTCTATGGTGATGCGGCACATGACCGCAGTTGTTCCGTCAGCCTTTATCTTGCCGCGGTTGATATAGAATAGTATGGAAAAGGTACTTCTCATGATTCTCATTGTTTATGGATTATAGAACAAGTTTCAAATCTCCGGTGGCTTCGATGAGCCTGTCCATGTCCTCGAAGAGCTTTTTCGGGGTGACGCGGGCATAGACCTGGGTCGTCTGTATGTTGCTATGCCCCAGCATGCTGCTGATGGTCTCTATCGGAACGCCCGCTTCAAGGGTGACGAGCGAGGCGAACGAGTGGCGTCCGACATGATAGCACAGGTTCTCCTTTATCCCTGCCAGTACGGCCAGCGCCTTCATGTGGTTTCTCATGCTCGGATAGTGGATCATCGGGAACAGCGTGTCCCTGCTGTCATCATGATATTTCTCTATTAGGGCGACGGCTTCCGGCAGCAGCTTCACGCTTGCGCGGAGCTCGTTCTTTTTACGGCGGTATTTCAGCCATAGCTTGCCGTCCTCGCCGGTGTACAGGTTTTCCCGGGTGACGGTCACGGCATCGCTGTAGGCGACCCCGGTATAGCAGGCGAAGAGGAACAGGTCCCTTGCCAGACGGTGGGTCGTGCGGTGCGGGGCTATCTCCACGTCACGGATTTTCTCGAAACTTTCACGGCTCAGTGCCTTGGGGGTCTTGACGGTCTGTTTCGGAAGGACATAGTGCTGGAACATGAACCGTTCGGAGTGTCCTTCCTGATAAGCCCTTTTGCACGTTTTCTTGAGAATTGCCAGGTAATGCCGTACGGTGTCCACGGCATACCCTTTCTCGTCAAGGATGAAATTCTCATAGTCGTGGATGAACTGTTCCGTAAGCTGCCCGAAGGCCAGGTCTTTCGTCTTGAATTTGGTTTCAATGAACTCGCGCATGGTACGGCAGGTAAAGTCGTATGCCGGATAGGTACCTTTTGCCCGGTCTATCCCGATACGGCTCTTCACCTCATCCCTGAGGGCATCCAGCATTTTCATCAGGGTCATCTGCGTCTTCATGCTGCCCTGGAAGGCATCCTTGACGGAAGCGGCGTCAAAATCCCCCTTGCGTTCCAGAAGGGAATCGAAGGCGGCATTGATGTTAAGCAGCAGCTTGTCGATTTTCGCATTTATCTCCACCGCCTCCCTGCTCTTGCCGTTCAGCCGGCTTTCACGGGGATTCCACAGCCCGGGAGTGCAGGAGAGCTTGCAGCTGAACTGCGCCATCGTCCGGTTCACGGTGATGCGTCCCATTATCGGGGCTTTGCCCGACTTGTCCAGTCCGCTCTTTTTGAGGTAGAGCAAAACCTTGAATTTTTCTACTTTCATACGCTTATAACTTTAGTTGCAAAATTACCTGTTTTATAAGCGTTCTTCGGTATGCAAAACAATGACAATCAGTGTAATATATCGGTGTTTTTAATTATCCGATTTGCTTCGCGTTACCTCGTTCCCTTTCGGTAACTGACCGGCTAACGGTTTGGTAACTGAACATCTTCAATAATCCCCACTTTCCTGCTTTTTCCACAAGTGGAAGAATATAGAGAAATGATTAGTTTCCAATGGATTACGTTATCCTTTCTTCTCGTTTCCGGTGCTCTGTTTGCCTATCTTATTCCATACAGCAAGGCATACTTTCGGAACGACTGTCACATTGGCGAATAATGTTTCCTTGCAAAATGTATCGAAGATGCTGGGACATTCCTCTACACGTATGACTCAGCATTATGCTCGTGTGTTGGATAAAAACATTATGGAAGATATGCAGGGAGTTGCAAAGTTGATCTTTAAATAGAAGCAAAAGGTCGCATTCAACCCACAGAATGCGACCTTTCCTATAAAATATTGTTTGAACACTATTTAAAACGGTTGTCGAATAGCATTAAAACGTATCCCTGCGATTTTCGTATAGTAGTTTCTCAATATCATTTTCCCTGTAGAGTATTTTCCCTCCGATTTGATAATAAGGGATTTTCCCGCAATTCCGATATTCCAATAATGTGCGTTTAGTCAGTTTGAGCATTTCTGACAATTCTGTGTCTGTCAGAAAGCGTTCCCCATTTAAAGATGGTGTATAACCTGATTTTAGCGCATCTATGAATGTTGAGATTCTTTTCATCTCATCGAAGAACTGAAGGACTTCCTTATTCGTTTTGGTAATGATCTCTCCCATGACTATTTTTTCTTTTGTACTGTTGTTAATAATGACACGACATCTTGCTTTCGATAAAAGATTTTTTTGTCTATCCGGGTAAAGGACAGTGTGCCACTGTTTCTCAGATGTTGCAGAGAACGTGGAGACACGCAAAGTATCTCACAGACTTCTTTACTGTCCAGCCATTCATCCGGCTCTTTTCTCAAATAAATATTCTGTAACTCTTTCAATTCACTTTTCAAGGAGTTCCATGCGGTTACCATTTCCTTGAATGTTCCGGCTTCAATATTCACGATTTCCATAGGCGGTGTTTTTTGATTTGAGACAAATGTAATGTTTCTCGTAAATAAATAGCGCTCCTTGGCATCAGATGTCATCAAACTTCATCAGATATCAAATCATAAAATAAACTTATGCTTTAGTATTCAAGCCGGTCTTTTAATGCCTGCATGTCATTCATTACTTTCTTATGAGTAATTTTTGCATATGCCTGAGTCACTCTTAAGTTGGTGTGCCCCAATATTTTTGATAAGGTTTCTATTGGTATCCCGTTTTCCAGACATATTGTAACCGCAAAAGAATGTCTTGCGACATGTACGGTCAGGCGTTTGTTGATCCTACAAAGCGTAGCTATTTCTTTCAAATATTCGTTCATTTTCTGATTTGACGGGACCGGCAGGCACGGACCATCCGGATTGTCCGGGTTCCATCCTCTATACTTGTCAAGAATTGCAACAGCAGGAGCCAACAACGGCACATTACTCGTACAAGTTTCTTTTGCCGCAGTGATTTTCACTCTAGACTTATGTATCCATAACTGTCCTTTATTGTCACGATACAAATGAATAGGCAGCAGAGTACTCACATCAATATACGACATACCGGTCAGGCAGCAGAGGAGGAAGAAATCCTTTACATGCTCCAGCCGGGTAGTAGAAAAATCTTTCGATATAATCCGCTGTAACTCCTCTAAAGTCAAGAAAGTCGGACAGGTTTCTTCCTTTCGAAACAGCCTTTTGCGCTTTCCGACAAGGGGATCAAAAGTCAGCCACCCGTTATCCCGGGCTATTCCAATAATCTTCCTGAAGCAGCTCATATATTTGGTCAGCGTATTCTGAGACAACCTCCTTACTATCCGCAGATGCATTTCAAAAGCATCAATAAACTCGCCGTTCAACTCATTGAAGGAAATATCCTCTTTCTTGTAAAATTCATGGATTACGGTTTCCAAAGATTCATAACAGTTCCCATAGCGGGAAAGGGTGGACTTCTGGTATTCCTTGCCGATTAATGCTGTCCAGTCCTCCATGTACTTCCTCATCGTACCCAGCACGGTACGCCGTTCCTCTTTAGAGAACAGCTTCACCAAAAGATGTTTAGGGGTTATCAAAGCCTCCTGACACAAAAGTTCCTTGTGAATTTGATATAAACGGACTGTCAGCGACTCAATATAGCTGTTCAGTTCCACCGATGTCCGGTCCTTTCCCTTGCTGCGGCCCTTGGTGTTATTCCATAATTTGATTGGAACAGAACGCTGGATTCGGATTTCATCCTGCTGCCCATTAACTGTCACACGAAGAAAAATCGGTGCCTCGCCGTTTTTTAATAATTTGCTCTTGCGTATGAAGAACAAAACTTTCATTGATTCCTGTTTCATACTGCTCTTAATTTACATTGTAAAATTAATAAGTAAGGAACAGACAAATCCTACTCAAAAACATGAAAATCAATGAAGTATGATGTATATCAGGGGCTTTTTATATGGCCTTTAAAAAAGCCCCTGAATTTGCACCTGACATACTTCATAGAAACGCTATATTTTGCTTCACCTCAAACAAACAAAAAGCTCCAATTCCGTTTGGAATCAGAGCTTTTCCTAATTTTGCTTTCTTGATAAGCGGTCCGGACGGGACTCGAACCCGCGACCCCATGCGTGACAGGCATGTATTCTAACCAGCTGAACTACCGAACCATTTTATAATCCATAATAATTTTGAAAAAGAGGCGGTCCGGACG